GTGGCCTACGAAGCCAAAGCGGTTCAAGCTGTGCAGGAGCAGACGATGCAGTATCTGGGCGACGCTGTCGCAACGATACGCATGGTCGGTGTAGGATTGAATGGCGGTGGATTCTCGCAATGGTTCTGAACCAAAAGGATAATTTATGGCAATAGGACTTGGAGCTGCAATTTTGGGTGGAGCGGGAATCTCCGCTGCCGGTAGTTTGCTCGGTGGGCTTTTCGGCGGACGCAAGCCAAAGGTGCCTGAGCTGAAGCCGATTGATTTTGCTGGAGAACAGCAAAAGGCGATTCAGCAGAATATCGCATCGCTTGAGCCTGCAACTGAGTTGGCCACCAAGACGACCGCCGCTGAGCAGTCTCAGCTTGAGGCGCAGCTTCGTCGCGCGATTCCTGGCTATGACCAGTTGATTCAGCAGGCTGGCAAGAACATTGGGTCGGCCTTGCGAGGCGAAATCTCACCAGAGGTTTCTGCTCAGGTTCAACGCTCTGCCGCTGGACGAGCTTTGTCTGGAGGATTTGGTGGCGGATCTGGATTTGGACGTGCGCTAACCGCTCGCGACTTGGGGTTGACTGGGATGCAGCTCCAGAATCAGGGTCTTGCTCAAGCTCAGAACTTCATCCAGCAACAGCGTGCGGTGGGTATGGCGCAACCGTTCTCGGTTAGCAGCATGTTCATTACACCGAGCCAAAGAATTGGATTCATGCAGCAGCAGCAACAGCTTCAGTATGGACGCGATTTGCAAGCCGCTCAGGCCGCTGCTTCCGCTTCTCCGATGCAGCAAGCGTTGCAGAGTGCTGTCACTGGATTTGGTGGTCAGGTTGGCGGCGCGCTGTCGCAATATGGAATTTCGAGTGCGTTGATGTCTCAACTGCCAGGGGGATATCGACCGCCATCGTCTTACAATCCCCAGAACGATCCTGAGCTTTATTCTTTTCCGAGAACAAATACCTCTGAAATAGGGCCGCAATCTACCAGCCTATTCCCTGAATACAGCTCGTCCAATTTCGGACTCTAAATCTTATGGCCGACCAATCTCTTCAAGCGTTTCAGCTAGGCGCATCGCTGTTCGACCGCGCGCAGACGCAGCAGCGGATGATGGAGCAGTTGCAGATGCAGACGGCTGATCAGATCATGCGCCAGCGTCAGGCGGATCTTCAGAATAAGATTCAGTCGAAGGCGTATGCGGATGCGCTTGCAGAGTCGGAGGCGCAGAATCTGGAATACGACGCTTTTCAGAACTTCAATCAGCAGGTGTCTGATTTTTTGAACAACGCCACTGAAAATGGCGCGATGCCAGCTCTTCCTAGATTTAGGTCAAAACAGTTTAACCAGCAGGCGACTCAGATAATCAACGGTTTGGAGCCATACTCTGCTCGCGCAAAACTTATCAAAGAGCAGACGAAGCTTGCTGCTTTTACCGATGAGCTTGAAAGGTCCAGAATTGCCGAAGCCAGAAAATACAACGCATTAACGCGCACCGCTGATGGAAAGTACGTCATTGATGATGCGTTGATTGCTAAAAAGCGCACAGAAGAAGAGCAGCTTGGAAAGGCTGCTAAAATTTCTTCGGTTGCAGGTCTTGCAAGTGAAGATTCAATTAGGGCGCTTGGACTTGCTCCTGAAATTGAACTTCAAGCAATTCAGACAATGCGTGCAAAACAAGCGCAAAAGTCTCCATTGACCGCTGCACTTGCTGATTGGCAGCAATCTGCTGAAGACCAGAAGGATGCTAAGTTTCAAATTCTGAAAGCTGCGGCAGCTAAGAGTGGTCAGGACATTATCGTCGGTCCTTCTGGAGAATTTGAGTTCAGGAAGGCGATTCCGCAGCAAGTTCAGACCCTGTTGTTCAATGGAATTAAATCTGCCAATACGGCCATTGATCTGATTGAAAGCATCAAGCCGTCAGATGTGGACAAAGCGTTTAGCGTTGGTGGCGCTTTGAGAAGTGTCGGCCAAAAAATCCCGCTTGTGCCGAAATTTGGAGGCGGACTGAATCCTGAGCAAATCAGGATCAGCCAACAGCTCGGATCTTTAACTCCGCTTGTTGCCCGTGGTCTGCTATCTGAACAGGGTCGTCTTACCGATGCAGACGCAAGAAGGGCTGAAGAGTTGATTAAGACCAGCTATCTTACCTCAAGCCCAGAGCAAGTTAAGCAAAGCTTGGGCGACCTTAAATCACTGTTCCAAAACGCGAAAGATCGCATGAAGTCGCCGTTTGGAATTATTGGAGAACAAGAGGTTCTAAAAGTTGACACTAGGCAGCAAGAACCAGGAGGACAGACTCAGCCCCAAGTTCAAGTTACGGATGTTTTTTCGGCGATGAAGCAGCCTCCTGTTTTCAATTCGGTTGAAGAGGCTGAAATAACGGTTCCATCTGGAACCAAGTACAAGGTCGGAAACAAGTTCTACCGAAAACAATAACATGCCATCTACGGAAATTACTGAGGAAGAGTTTTACGCCGAAGAGCAACCCGCTCAACCGGCTACAGCGCAACCTGCTCAGGAAGTGTCTGCAATGTCTGCCCAGTATCAGGCTCCGCAACGGACTAGAGCTGATCCTTACGCGAGCATGTTTCAGGCTGGTTCTCCGCAGCAGCTTCAAGCGGCTGTTAATGACGCTGGTAAAATCGGAGAACAGAAATCTGTCCAAGGACAGGCTGGGCAATATGTAACGCCATATTTCCAGCGTCCCGGTGTTATGACTGCTCCCCCTAGTGTTGCAACCTCGGAGGAGGAAAAGAAAAGGGCTGCTGAACAGTTAGCAATTTCCGCTGGATTGGTTGGCAGTGCCATTGCTCCTGCATTTTTGCCAGAGGCTTTAACTGCCGCTGCAACAACGGGAACACTAGGAACAAGGTTGCTTGCCGGTGGAGCTGTAGGTGGAACAGCGGGAGCAACTGCTGGAGCGTTTCAAGCTATCCCAGAACTGCTTCGAGGGGAGTATGGCGAGGCGGCAAAAACTGGATTAAGAGAAACTGCTGTAGGAGCAATCGGTGGCCCACTTCTTACTGAAACAGGAAGAGTGTTGGTAAAACCAGCAATCGCTGCAAAAGAATTTCTCACTGGAGAAGGGTTCAAAGGTGCGATGGCGACATTCTTTCGACCAAGATATTCTCCAAGGGTTGGTTCGCTAGAGACTACTCAGCTTCGCGACATCATTGAGTCTTCTACTGGTGTAAGAGTTCCACTTGGTGTTGCTGAGGCGATTGGCGAGCCGGGGCTTGCTGAGGCAATCAAGAACGCTCCAGTTGGTGCGGAGGTTACACCTCAACACATGGAAAGCCTTAAGAGGCTGATCGTCCTAAACGCCACCGAGCTTGGCGGAAAAAACACGGGAATCACAACTGACGATCTGGCGAAGAGTGCTGTCGATATTTTGAGGAGGCGACTTGGGGCTGTTTCAAAACCTTACGAAGATGCAATCGGAACGCTTTCGGCGCAGTTGAAGCCTTCAATCGACAAAGGTTTGATTGATGTTCAGAACTCAGCCAATGCGCTGATTCCCGGCACTGCCGCAACACCTTCGTTTCTTGGAAACAAGTTTCGAGAACTTCAACAGGCTGGATACGATTTCTTCAAGCAAACCGACACTAAGAATTTCAACGCGCTTCGGAATGATGCTTTTTATCAAAATCTGACAGTAAAAACACCAAGCATGTCTGAGTGGGCCAACAACATCGACGCGCAAGCAGTCCAGATGTTTAAAGGAACACCGGAGCAAGCTGGTGGACTTGTTGATGAGTTTGGATTTCAGATTCCCAAGGAAGAGGTTCTTGCAACTCGCGGAATTCCTTCAACCTATCCAAAAGGTACGCGCGAATATGTGGCCGCTATCGGAAACATGACTGAAGATCAGTCGCTTGATGCGCTTCGGAGATATCGCACTCAGATTGGAGATTCCATCGGAAAGGACGACTTGCTTCCAGGCCTTTCAGACAAGGCAAAGAAAGACCTTTACAAGGCAATCACCACGGACATCGACAATGCAATTTCTAATCTCCCAACAGGAACTCTTCGAGAAAAACTCGACGTTGCAAACAAGTTCCACCGCGAAAACGTAGACAAATTTGTTGGTCGTCAGATCCAGTCGCTGATCAAAGATGTCGGCGCAGAAGGTGGTGCCGGGCCTGCTTCAATCGCCAGCAAATTAGAGTCTGCCGATGCTCCGACTTTTCTGGAGTCAATCAAGAGTGCGGCTCGACCGGAAGACGCTGCGGCAATCGATTCTACCGCGAAAGAATATCTGTTCAATCAGGCTGCAAAGTCTGGACTCGATCCGGTTACTGGGGAGATTTCAGTTTCCAAAGTCGTCAACTACATCAATGGGCTTGCGCCTGAAATCCAAAGTCGATTCTTTCCGAACGCAAAGCAAATTGCTGGCTTGGCAAAACGTCAGTCCTCCTTGGCTGGGCTTGATCCTAATAAGGTGGTTTCAAGTCTGACCGTAGATGCCAATGTCCTTTCTGATGCGCTTGGCTCAAAAGCTCCCGAAATCCAAAAGACGATTGCGGAAGCCATAAAAGCTGCTGGAGAAAGGGATAAGCAGTTTCGTGGAACCATTCTTGGCGCGCTTAAGAAAGCATCGTCAAGCGATGTGACTGACATTGTTTCTCAGAATCCTAAAAAGTTCATCGGTGGAATTGTCGATGGTTCATACACGCCAGAGCAAAGCCGAGCTGCCCTCGACATGATTGGACGCGAAAGTCCAATACTGGTTCAGCAACTTCAGTTTCAATACGTCAATGATTTGATCGAAAAGTACACCACATCGGGTGTTCTAAATTCAAAGCAGTTGGCGTCTGAACTTGCTGGTGAGTCGATTGTCGGAAAAGCAAGTGATGTTCGAAATTACGCTGATGCAATACTTGGGGGAGGAAAGGTTTCTAAACTCAAGTCAGTCTTGGACAATGTTTCAAAACTCGAAAATCTAAAGACTCCAATCGCATCGAACGATCCGCTTGTGGAGGCGATGGCCAGAACTACTGGCGCAGCGGTTGGTGCAGCGGTTGGTGGCGTCGCTCGGGTTGGTCCTATTGGAACTGCGAATCAAGCGGCCCAGATGGTTAAGTTGGCTCCTCGCGTAAAATACAAGATTGCTTCATACCTTCTTTCAACACCTCAGTTGAGAGAACTTGCAATGAAGCCAATCGGTCGATTGTCAAAAGATGAGCTGAATGCTGTTCTCCGTGGAACTGCTCAAGCTGTCGTTGCCACCGAAGGTGAGGAATCACCCGACATCGACGAACTCCAGAACCTTGAACGATGAAAACCTCCCTCTCCAAAAAAGGTAACACCTATCAGGGCAAGAAGGTGACGCTCAACAAACCGTTCTACACTCCTGGCGAGCGGAAGAAGAGTGCTGTCTACGTCAAGAACGACAACGGCAACGTCATCAAGGTTCGCTTTGGAGACGCCAACATGACGATCAAGAAGTCGAATCCTGAGCGTCGTAAGAACTTCCGCGCGCGGCATAACTGCGCGACGGCAACCGATAAAACGACTCCTCGGCACTGGAGTTGCAAATCCTGGTAAATTTATGGATAAGATGAAACTTGGTGGTGGCGGACGTTACGAGAAGCTCATCAGCAGCCTTGAGAAGAAGGGCGTTAGAGAGCCTCGCGCACTTGCGGCTTACATCGGACGCAAGAAGCTAGGCAAGGCAAAGTTCCAATCGCTCGCTGCGAAAGGTCGTCGCCGTGCTGAGCGTGAGAAGGCTAACGCTTAGGATACTTTCCCTTGGAGTACGGCTTTTTAACCGACTCCTTATCAACGACGAACTTCTCTGGCTCCGCGTAGTTCCATGAGATGTCGCCGCCTGTACCACGCTGGATCATAATTGATCCGGTGACTTTTCCGTCTTTGTCCGTCATGCCGGAACGGTCTGCCCGTTTCGCCATGCCGAGCATGAACTTGCGCGGATTGTTGAATCCAACCTCCTTCATCACAATCACCTCTCTCGCCCAGTTCGTCAGATCCGACGATCCGAATCCTGAGTAGGCCAAATCTGCCACGCTCTCAGGCTTGTCATCCTTGCCCTTCGGCTTAGGGAAGTGATGGACGAGTACCAGGACAACGCCTGTCTCCATCATAATCGGCTGGAGCAGATGCCGCGTGAAGTTCGCGCATACCTCAATGTCCGCAGGATTGCCACCCATGTAGGAGAGCAGCGGATCGATGTAAACAACGTCAGCCTTGGTCTTGCGAACGAGACGGCGGAGCATTGTGGCAAAGTCGGAGCCGGTCCTAACCGTCTCGCGGAAGAAGAGCATGTCAACACTCCGCAATCCTCGCTCCCAGTTCTCTTTTCCGAACGTCATCTGAGCAGCACCTTTGAGAGCGTCATGCTGATCGGCAATGTCGTTCTCGGCTTGGATGTAGGCCACCTTGAGCGCGCGCACAGGTTTGACGCCGAACCACGCTTCGCCGGATGCCCACTTCATCCCCTGATACGCGGCCATCGAGCTTTTGCCGCAACCGCTTTGGCCGACGAAGAGAAGCGATGAACCGCGACGTAGCCATCTGTCGCCGATCAGATTGTCAGGATCATTCTTAGGGTCGTACTCGATGATGCTATCGAGCGAGAACTCCTGAGGCATGTCCTGCGACTCCAGATAGTCCGTGAATGCATCCCAGTTGACCGACCCGACATTGATGGCCAACAGCTTCTGCTCCTTTCCATCGCGCATCACACCGGCAAGACGGCTGAACCTGCTCGCGTTCTTGTTCTTCGGATCGATGCCGAGAGTCTCTAGCTGGCGATAGACGACATCACGACGCTCGCTCCATTCCTCCTTGTTCGCCGCTTCGACTCGCACCCAGCCGTGCAAGCTCTTGCCACCGGAATCGATGACGACAGACATGGGCAGCTTCGACTCCTTGAGGATCGTCCATTGCTCGTCCTTGGTCTTCTCGTCCATCTCGACCAGGACATGGCGGAACGCTGCCACGCCGGAATCAGAACCGCTCTCATCGAAGCACGGGTTGACGCGGACGTAAGCGCCACGGCTGTCAGGACCGTTCCACATGGAACTAATTGGCGGCGTGAAATGCTTCTCAATCCATTCGTCGCGCTTGAGAAATGTACCCTTGGAGTTTGGTCGAGTCCGACCTTCGTCGTCGCTTACGATGTCATTGCAGATGCAGACAACTTCGTCCGGTTCGAAGCAGGCTTTTAAGAAATCTATGGTTGAAAATCGAAAGTCCGATTGCGGAATTGCTTGGATCTTCCGCACCACAAACTTGCCGGTAGGCGATACGGGAGTGCCACCCTGACCGATGCCGGGATGCGATTCCAGAAGCCAGCCACGCGGCTTGTCGTGCGCTACTTTTGCGGCCTCGTTCAGCTTGTGGGCCAGTTCATGCGGCTTCCACGGCGGGAGGCATTTCGAGTTGTACTCATGCATGAGCGTTTCGGCATCCCCCGCATTCAGCTCAAAACCGTGTATGAGCGAGGTTGCTACTGCGAAGGTTGCTCCATGCCCATTCTGACCTGAGACGGCTCCTGGCGTGTTACGCAGCCATGCGCGCGCACGATCTACTTTTGATTGATTCATTCGATTCCAAGTTGTTTTCTCGCTATCTCCCCGCTTCGACCAAGATCAGTCTTGGCGATTTCGGAGAGGACTGAATTTGATTTCTCTAACTTGCTGAAAAGGAGAGCAAGCTCTTTGGGAGTCATCAGATATTTGCTCCAATGCTGGATGGCGATGGAGCGTGACTGAAACTTCGCAAAGAGCTGCTCTTGTGCGGCGATGTATAGTTTAGGGCTTCGCATCGATCAGAACGAACTTGGCCTTGAATTCGGCTTTGGTTCGAACGTAGACCTTGCTCTTGCCTTCGCGCATGTAGGCCACGCCAGCCCACTTGGTTTCTCCGATCCTTATCTCTACGTCGTCGGACAGGAGTTCAACTTCCACTGAGCTGTTTCCTGAGTTCTTGTATTTCATCTTCAGAAGCGTCGTCGAGATGGCCGACTCCAACCGCTTGCCATCCGCCATCCACGCTGCGTTTTGGCTTCGCTGGCTTGCTCATCCAACCTCGAAGAATCGCATAGTCAATGAGGCGCGGAGCTTCCTTCAAGAGTTGTTCTCGGGATATTTCAGATGCTTTCATCGGAATTGATTCGTTTGACCGCACGACCGCGACGACCTTCGGAACGTCGCATGCCGAGTTCAGTTTGCTCTTCGCTGGCGAATCCACGGCGGACAAGCCATTCCTTATACTTCTTGTCGATGTACGCGAAATCGATGCGTGGCGTTGATTCATCGGCTTCAGCGATTCTGACTATTTTGTTCGCACTGTTTAGGCTCATATATTTTCTGTATTCGTTTGTATGCTTTCTGTGTGTCGGTGCAGTCAATGCACAGGTCGAAGTCTCCTCCGATTGTGCATCCGCAGCCAAGTGCTTTCGCAAGCTCCTTGGAAATCCATTTGTACTCTGCCAGCTCTTCTTTGATGTCTTCGAGTTCTTGGCTCATTTGAGGACAAAGAGAATGAAGTACGCGCTAGTGATGACGACGCCCATCGCAAATGCGGCGATGAGCATTTGCTTCAGCTCTTCAGGCGACGGTGGCCGATTCATCCTGCGAATCATCTGCCGCCTCCTTGAGCGTAATGGAGAATGAGCAGGGCGTCACAGTTCTTGAGACTGACATCCAGATGGGGGTACAGCTCCTGCGCCTTGCTCTTGAGTTTCCGCTTCCACTCAGGCCCGGTGGCACACGCTTTTCTACCTCCAAGTCCGAGAGGTTCCTGCCAGATCTTGGGTTCGACTCGGTGAAGTGCGTAGCCCTGAGAGTAGGCCAGTCCTTGGACGATGCCGTAGTTTTCATGGAGTGTCGCAACACTCGCGGCGGGTGTCAGCTTAGACACGAACTTGGGAACCTTCTCAATCCACAAGTGGCTATCTGCTAATTTGAATCCGATTAGTAGTTGCGCCATATCGGGCAATGATTCGGGCATTGGAAAGAGCAAAATTTCATCTGCTGTTTTGACCGCGAATCCGCCTCCGACACCAGGATCGACCGCAACGATT